CAGGCTGTTATGGTGCGGTCGTCCTGGACAACAACAACACGCTCCATCGTGGGTTGGGTTAATACACGGTTGCTGCAGTGGCAGCCAAATGTAATTGTTTACAATAACTCCCTTGCAAATCTTTGGCGAGGCTTGATGGAGCGCCTCTATTATGTCAAAGACGGGAGTGGTGGCTTCAGGGAATGCCCTAAGCCACAAAAAGGGGCTTTTGAAGCCATCAGTATGCTCGCCAAGAGGATCGGGAAGCGAGTCCGCTCATCTGCATGCAGAATGTCTGTTCAGCGATTCGTTGAACACTACTCTGGATCCAGAAGGGCCCGATACGCAACCGCGGCTGGTGTTATGGAGAAGCGATCGCTCCGTAGGAAGGATGGGTATACTGGTGTCTTCATTAAGGCGGAGTTCTATAATGCGAGTACAAAGCCAAATCCATGTACTCGCCTTATACAGCCCCGCCAGTCGCCTTACCTTCTGGAGTTGGGCAGGTTCATCAAGCCAATTGAGAAGCGCATATACAAAGCGATTGATGAGCTGTTTGGGCACCATGTGGTCCTAAAGTGTGATAACCCTGTGCAACGCGGGAGTACAATGGCCAAGTACTGGTCAGAGTTCACTGACCCGTGCTACATAGGGTTTGATGCATCACGGTTTGACCAGCACGTCAGTGCTTCCGCTCTGCGGTTTGAGCACATGGTGTACAATACGGCTTACAAGAATGATCCGCTGCTGCAGCGTCTCTTGGCATGGCAAGTCCACAACGTTGGATTCGGGCGCACCAAGGAAGGTTATGTCAAGTTCAGCGTGGACGGGGCAAGGATGTCAGGTGATCCAAACACCGCATTGGGTAACGTCATCATCATGAGTCTGCTTTGCTACAGCTTCTTGCAGGGGCTGGGCATAAAGTACCGGTTCATTGATGATGGTGATGACTGCGGGGTGTTTGTTGAGCGCCACCACAAGGATCTCATACTTGGGCTGGTGGAGCACCACCTCAAGTATGGGTTCGAGATGGAGGTGGAGCCGCCTGCTTATTCCCTGGAGCATGCTGAGTTCTGCCAGTGCAGGCCCATTAACACGGGCAACGGGTGGGTGATGATACGCAACATATGGAAGGCTCTTGCTCAGGACACGCTGCACATTGACAAACAATGGGCAACGTTGGACCAGCAGCGCACCGCCATAGGCATATGCGGATTATCACTCAACCGGGATATTCCCATTGTGGGAGCCCTGTACGAGAGCATGATTGGTGATGTGGACAAGGTGGTTGGCCGGCTCGTGGAGGAGCGGCCAGGAGATTTCTTCAACTCCGTGGGTGCATCCTATGGGTGCATACCCCCAGTTGAGGAGGCCACTTGCAGAGCCAGTGTATATACTGCATTCGGGGCCTTGCCTGACTTCCAGAAGGCTGTGGAGGACGAGCTGAGGGGGGCTAGATCCGTTCACAGATTAATAAAAATAAATTCAACAAACAAACCTCGCATAGTATCTGCATAATGCCACGTCGACGTACTAAGGGTGTAACTGTTCATTGCGACTGTCCTCAGACACGGGCTAAGAGGCCACGAAGGGGGAGAGCACCCCGACGCAGGTCTCCTCGCATGGCCTTGAACCCTGTGCAAGCAGCACACGCTACTTTGCTGCAGAGGCCTTTCTCGTCGCCCATACATCAAGCTGGTTCCATTTACGATGGTGAGCAAGGGGCGTACACAAAGTTTCACCAAGCGTATCAGGGCGGGACCGGTGCTGGCCAGGCCGCGTATGTGTTTGCGTTGCATCCCAACACGAACTATGCGTATTCTGCTGCTGTCACTGGGGGCGCCAGTACCATTACGCCTGGGCTTACATTCACGTCTACTGCTAGTCCTGGCCAGGCGACTCTGCTTGCCTCCGCACAGAAGATGCGGGGCATTGCGGCTGCCATCAGGCTAGCCATGCCATCATTATCCCTCACCAACATGGTTGGTGAATTCGCCGTAGGTGTCATCAGTGCTGACACCTTTGTAGCCACAACAACAATCGACCAGCTTTTCACCTTTGCTCAGGGGAAGGGGAATGTCACCAGGGACCTACACGAGGTCAGGTGGTACCCCGGCTCCTTTGACAGCAAATACTCATCTGTTACGAACAGTACGTTGGCTTCAACAGGGAGTGACCTCAATGACACCAACGTTGTTTATGTTGCGCTGAGAGGAATCCCCGCCTCCACTGCAGTTCTCACTGAGAGCATCACAATCACTGAGTGGACACCGAGGCCAGGCTCGGGTATGGCTGTCTCCAGCCAAACCTCTTCCGGGTCGGACCACCAGCACACCATTCAGACTCTACATAATGCCGCCCCTGGTTGGCATCACACTGCTAAGAACACGGCAGAGCGGCTCCTTGAAGACGGCATCCACGGCGCTGGCAAGTTTGCCGGAGCAATGGGTCGCAAGATCGGGAGTGCTGCACTGTCAAAGTTTGAGTCTTATGTAGGGAGTCTGGCAGCTTTTGGGCTCTAGACGCAGCTCTTGGGTAGGTGGGTTGTAGTGAAAGTACCGGGTGGCGGACCTGGTTAACAAACCGACACTGCAATCCTGCTACTGGAGAGGTCTGGGTGTAGTACAGAATAACCACTGCAATAAGCCGCTTTCGGCGCCTTGTGGCCAGCAAAGTCCGGATTGATCACCCGGCGGGGGCTGGTACAAG